GGCGGGTTCGTGATTATGTTGTCGCGCTGTTGGGTCTCCATAAGAAAATCAACGCCGCTAGTGCCATAGCCACGGTCAATCAAATCAGTTGATTCAACCTCATACCCCTTAGATGCAAGCACCTTGCTAATATGACCCTGACCACAACAAGGTTCATATATGCCGCCGGTAAAGTTTTCTTTGCTTAACAGGGCAAGAGTGGCTTCTGGTGGCGTGGCATAGAAATCATCCTTCTGCCTGTCACCTCTATCATTGCCGCCAACTATACGGAAACCAGCTTGTGTTTTGCTTTCCATCATGCCCAGCTTTCTCTAACCAGCATGCACCAAGTCGGAAAGGAAACTGTAGCTACATTATCCTTGCCAGCAAAGTCGCTGCTAATACTGCTCAGGAACACGACACACTTTATCGGTTGCCGGTCATACTTGTAGATAAGAACCGGCTCTGTTGCCGTTGCATTAGCGGCAGACGTTACTTGCGCCCACCATTCCGGTTTGAAATTGCCACCAGCGTTGTGTGCGTAACGCTTGGCCTCTATTGTCCAACCATCCAACCCAATCAAGTCACCGTGGTCACTGGCTCGATACTGCTCCAAGTCTCGCTTAGTCTGAACACCCAGCTCATCGTAAATCATCTTAGCCAGTTCGCGTTCAAAGTTAGCCCCCTTGTTTCTGCCGTTTGTCATTGCGGCTTCTCCCCATTGCCCCGATAGTTGCCCATGTCGTCACCCTCCATCATTCGCCCCTCAGACAGCGAACGGCGATTAAATGCGCCGTGCTTGTCGCCAGCATTCTCTGCCGCTGGGTCATCTTCAAAGCTGCCAGAGTCCTTAAACATCTCAGCATGCTTCTCCCACTCTTTACGGTAAGCTGGTGGCGGTGTGATAGAATAATCCAAGACAGGTTTGCGCCGTGACCGTGTGCCTCTTGGCAGTGATTCTTTTCTCTTAGACATTGAAATCCTCACACCAATCCTTTAGCCCTACCTTGCCGCCTGACCACTTATACAGACGCATCATACTCATACCGCACGGATACTGTTTTTTATAAATCCAGTTATGCACAGTTGGCGGTGACACTTTCAGAAAACGTGCCAGGTCAGCCTGGGATATTCCCTTCATCACCATATATTCTGCCAGTTTCAAGATACTCTCCTTAATGTTGGTTGAACTTTATTTTAATCTATATGCAATTTTATGTTTGACTTGTCCATAGTTATTTCGTATTTCTTATTCATCAGGCCAATGAAGGCCACCAGACGAGGGACATATGACAGACCTTTTACAGAAAATGAAATCGGTAGGTGTGTATCACTTCTCACCCAGCCAGTTGAATCGTCCGATTGCTAGCTGGATGTTTGAGTATGTATATCTATCAAAAGACAAACGCCGCGAGATTATCGTTGGCGAGAACGCTGCATTAGGCAGCGCGGCACACGAGGCTATTCAAGCTGTTGTGTGTCATGGTCAGGACATTGATGAAGCGGTTAAGCATTCGACTACCGGCTTCGACTTTCATCCTGCCAATCAGTCACCAGAAAAGCGTGAGAAGTTTCGGGAGTTAATTCCTGAGATTGCTGCCACCGGCATTGACTTGCTGTCTGGTATGTTTGCTGGCGCACAAGAAGAAAAGAAAATCGAGTTGATGCTGCCAGACGTTTTGGTTCCGGTGATAGGTTACGTTGACCTGTTCAAAGACGGTCAGCTTGCAGAGATTAAGACCAAGGCACCGCGTATGGGCATGGTCAAGAAGGATGGCACAAGAAGCTGGGCAAAGGTTGCCCTGCCGAAAGAGCCTGTATGGGAACACATCCTACAAGCAGCGGTCTATTGGAAAGCCACAGGTGCAACGCCTAACATTGCGTATGTGTCGGCTGATGAGGGCGTTATCTACAACCCAGACAATTGCGAGAAGATGTCTGAGCAAACGCTTGACTATGCAATTCAAGAGGTACGCCGCAAGGCACTGGTACGCCAGAACCTGCTGGCAATCAGTACAGACCCGAAAACATTGGCAGGTTTAATGGAGCCAGACTTCAACCATCCATTCTATTGGAGCCACCAGTTCAAAGATGTAGCTAAGGAGTTATGGAACAATGTCTAACGTATGGAACACACTGAGCGCGATTGATTGCTCAAAGCATGTAGAAAAGAAAAACGGTTTCACTTACCTGTCATGGGCATGGGCTTGGAGCATTCTCAAGCAGCACTATCCGACAGCGCACTACACTAAGCACCTGTTTCAAGTAAACGGCAACCAGTTGCCTTACATGCTTGATGCTGAGGGCAATGCGTATGTGACCGTTACCGTGAAGATTATGCCGGAGAACGGTTCTGAATCAATCACGGCATTGGAATCAGCAACAGAGATTATGCCGGTGCTTAACCACGCTAACCGGCCTATCAAGAACCCTAACAGCTTTGAGGTGAATGCCTCATTGCAACGCTGCATGGTTAAGGCCATCGCTGCACTAGGGCTTGGCTGTTACATCTATGCCGGTGAAGATATGCCTATGGAGTCACCATCAGCTATGGTGCAGGCTCCTAATATCAAAACAGATATGAAGCAGCCCACAAAGATTGCGTCTGCCCTTGGAGATAAAGAGCAGATTGCATTGGCACCTACATTAGAAAAGTTGAAGGAATTGTATGTCTTTATGGGGCCAAAGGCGAAACAGTACAATCCTGAGTTCACCAAACGCAAAGAGGAGTTAGCAGCTAATGGCTGAGTACGACAACAACCTGCGGGGAGTTTTATTCCCGAATGACAAGGGCGACAATCCAAAGCGTCCAGATATGACTGGTAGCCTTGAGATTGATGGTACTAAGTACCGTGTATCAGCTTGGAACAAGACAAGCCAAAAGGGGACAGAGTTCTTGTCCTTTGTGGTTGAAGAGGATGACGGCACTCGTAAAGCCGCGCCAGTACAAGCGCAAGCAGTGCAGTCTAACGGTGGGATGGATGACGAAATTCCATTCTAAATAGCAACAGGGTGGTCTCATTTATGGATTGTGAGGCCACCCAATTCCAAGAATGGACACAGCGATATGTGGCCACCAAGAAAGAAGAAAAGCAAGTACGCTCATGTGAAGGCCGAACCTAAGATTGATAATTGTAGCCTATGCGAGAGGGACTTTGATTGGAACGTAACGCCAGGAATAATCAACGGCGCAGGAAAGGTATTTTGTGGACATGACTGTTTTAAGCAAAACATTGAAAGGGTACTTCGACACGATGTTGGGTACGAGTTTGACCAGCTATAAAGTTTCNAGGCAAGAAGGATTTGCCAAGGTTGAAAAGATAATCTTNGCAACGTCAAANGTTACTGGAGTCTCAATAAGTGACATTATGTCTCGNAGANGAGACCCNAAGCTTGTTCAAGCTAGACACATCGTAATGTTTNTGGCACATGAACTAACCACCTTGTCATATGTGTCTATAGGCAANGCTATGGACAGAGACCACACCAGCATNATGTACGCTATTAAGAAGCTNAACAANCGTGGCCGTGGCAAGTCAAAGGTCAACACTGACATGGTTAAGATTAAGCAGTTGCTAGCCAATGGCTGATTTAGTTAATCAACCACCGCACTACAGGTCTGGAGATGTAGAGTGCATCGAAGCCATTGAGGCTGCGCTGGGTGACGGTTACAAGTATTATCTGCAAGGCTCTATCATCAAGTATATCTGGCGTTATGAGCATAAGGGTAATCCAGAGCAGGATTTGCGTAAAGCTGACTGGTACTTGGAACGCCTCATAGACATAGCCGCCGCTAATGAAAAATAAACACATTGCGTCAACCAGACTAAGCAATAGTACCGCTGGTCTGGTTGCTGAATATATAGCTGCCGCCTCTATCTTGCAGCGTGGCTGGGGTGTGGCTTTGGCCAGTCAGGATTCTGTTGACTTAGTTTCTTGGAACAAGGAAACCGGACAAAGGTTTCTGGTACAAGTAAAGTCTTGCCAGTTTAGTAGGGGCAACAAGTACAGATTGGAATTTAACCTGACAATTGGTGGCGATAAACGCTTACCAAAAAGGTCAGACTTTGACATAATGGCTCTGGTGTCAGTTGAGCAGAGAACTGTCTGGTTTCTTCCGGTCACATCAATAACAATGAAGCGTAAGAATCGAAAGCCAGAGTTCTTTGAGAACCCTGATATAGAAGAAGATTCATGGCAAAAAACAATCGAGGAGTTACAGAATGAACTTACCTAATCGCCGCCCTTGCGTAACAACAGAAATCGGTGCAGGACTTGCAGTCACTGTAAGTTTCCACCCACAGACAGGCGAGGCTTGTGAAGTGTTTATGACAGGCCGTGGCAAGGCCAGCGAGAACGTACTGACAGATGCTTTGTATGAACTAGGTGTAACCGCGTCAAAGCTTATGCAAGGTGAGTTTGAAGAAGTAGCATGAACCTAGATAAACTTAGAGAAGAACTTATTGCTGATGAGGGCTGTAAGTACAAAATATATAAAGACCACCTAAATCTTGAAACGCTCGGAATCGGCCACCTCATAACTCAAGAAGACCCTGAGTTTGGCCAGCCAGTTGGCACACCTGTAAGCGAACAGCGTGTGCATCAGGCGTTCAATCTGGACATACTGGTC